TTGAAGAGAATACAGAGTTTAGAATCAAATGGCCACGTGGACAACTAGGTTCATTGCCCGCTGATTCTGAGCAGTTCATGCTTATCGAAGATCTATATAAACAAGTAGAACAACTACAAAAGAATCAAGAGATGAACATGAGTAATAAAATTAAAATTGAATTTATTGAAAGCCAACTTAAAAAGGCTTTAGAAGATATTGAAAAATTAAAAGATGCAAATAGGGAAATGAAATATACAAACGGTAATGGAGGTTATTCACAATGATAGTTGAAGGCGTAGTAGCTCTTTGTATGTTTATAAACAATGAGCTGAAGGAACACAGAATACAAAATGAAGGAATGGGTCAATGCCTTAAAGGGAAACGTGAGGCGGAGAGGCAGTATAATGAGGGAGTTCGTTATCAGTGTGACTCTGTAAAGGCTGAACTCGAGGACAACATCGATGGATCAAAGTCGATCAAAAAAATTATCAAGGAAGAATAATCACGCAAAGATGCTTCGTACACCACGCTTCAGGCAACTTGTAATTAAAAATAAAAAACGATATAACCGAAAGAAAATTAAAAATGAATTTAGTTAAAAATTTTTTGGATCAAAATACTTTTATACAATTAAAAAATATAATATTTTCAGAAAACTTTCCATGGACTTATAATGATTTTTGTACAGATCCACCTGCACCACAAATCAGTCAATTTACTCATGTATTTTTTTGGAATAATGTAGCAAGAGAAACTTATCCTATTTTAAAACCTTTAATAGATAAAATTAATCCTAAAAGTATAGGAAAAATTAAATCAAATTTAAATTTGAGAACTTCAGAAATTATAGAAACTGGAGAGCATCAAGATACTCCAGATGAAAGATTTACTTCAGCTGTTTTTTTTCTTAATGATAATGATGGCTATTGTAGAATAGGAAATAATAAGTTTGAGAGCAAAGAAAACTCAATTGTTTTTTTAAAATCTAACACTTTTCATACGGGTAGTACATGCACGAATAAATCTCGTAGAATTGTAATTAATTTTGTTTATATTGATTAGGAGGAAAAATGAATCTATCTCGTAACTTCACTCTTCAAGAGTTAATTAAATCAGATACTGCTATCAGGTTGGATATCAACAACAATCCAAACTCAGGTCAAATAGAAAAACTAAAAGCATTGTGTGAGAATATTTTACAGCCGGTACGTGACCATTTTGGCAGAGTCAAGGTGACGAGCGGTTTCCGTAGCGAACAGCTTTGTATCAAGATAGGTAGCTCTGTAAATTCACAGCATGCCAAAGCCGAGGCGGCCGATTTTGAATGTATGGGCACAGACAATGCTGAGTTAGCTGACTGGATCAACAAAAACCTGGACTATGATCAATTGATATTGGAGTTCTATACTCCTGGTGAGCCGAACAGTGGCTGGATACATTGCAGCTATACCCCTGATCAACCAAGAAAACAATTTTTACATGCATACAAATCAGAAGGTAAAACAAAATACAAACCTATAATAGGTTCAGCTAGAGACTTAGTTTAGTGAAAATAAATTCTTTTTCCGTTCCGTTTTATGTTGAAAAAATAGATATAAATAAAATACAATTAAAAAACGAAAACTTTAAAAAACATTGGTTTTCCCAAACAACTACATCACACCCGTTTATAAATAAAATTACATTAGAAACTGAAACCTATTTAAAAAATTTATTTATTAATCTTCTTAAAGAAGATGTAAAAACAAATTTTGATGTAGCTCTGTTAAATATTTGGGAGAATAGATATTTTGATAATAGTTTTCAAGAAAAACACATACATCCTCAAAGTCATTATTCATTTATTATTTACAAAAAAATAAAAAAATCAAACACTGTTTTTTTTAACCCAGGACACAATTTAATAGTTTCCTTTTATGGAGATTTGAAAAATAAAATTTTTGATGAATATTTAGAAAGTAATTTTCACGAAAATGACATAGTAGTTTTTCCAAGTTTTATTGAACATTTAGTAAAACCAAATAGTGACTCTATAACAATTTCGGGAAATTTTAAAATAAAAGAAAATGATTGAAAAATTTGAAATAAAAGATTTCATTTTAAGAGATAAGTTTAAAAACCATTCTCAAAAAAAAGAGCATATAACAAAATTAATTTTAGATACTGATGATAAAGGGTGGTACAACAATACTGGTAATTTTAATGATAGGCTTCTTAAAACAGATTGGCCATTAGCAGATAATCCTGAAAGAACTTGGGTAAAATATTTTATTAATGATCTACATTTTCAATTAAATAATTTTGCTGATCATTTAGGTTATACAAATGTTTTAATAAACAAAGTTTGGTACCAAATTTATGAAAAAAATGGCATTCACAATTGGCATATACACGCTGATAATTATTCTGGAGTTTATTATATTAAAATGCCCGAAGATGATGAAAATAATTACACAGAGTTTTTATCACCAAACGATTTTAACAGATCTTTTAAAATTAAGGTAAATGAAGGTGATGTTATATTTTTTCCATCACATTTAATACATAGAGCACCAGCTTTACAAAAAAACGACACCAAAATCATCATATCTTGGAATGCAAATGTAGAATCAGTAAAAGAAGAAATAACCACAGATAAAACACGAACATCCATACTAGATTAAGTCTTAAAAAAATGGTAAAATCTAATTAAGGAGAAACAATGCCACTTACAAAAAAAGGTAAAAAAATAATGGGTGCCATGAAGAAAGAATATGGTACAAAAAAAGGCGAAGCAGTCTTTTACGCGTCAAAAAATAAAGGTAAAATAAAAGGTGTTGAAAAAGCAGCTATGGGAAGAGCTATGTTTAAAACATTAGTTTCTAAACCAGGAGTGAAAAAAAAGGTTAAAAAATAATGGCTACATCAGGAACAACAGCATTTAATTTAAATATTGATGAAGTAATTGATGAAGGTTATGAGAGATGTGGTTTGACCACAAATGCAGGATATGATTTAAGATCTGCAAGAAGAAGTCTGGATTTACTTTTTGCAGAATGGGGTAACAGAGGTATTCATCTTTGGAAAGTAGCATTAAACGAAAACGCTCTTGTTTCTGGTCAAGCAGAATATAGTGTAGCAAGTGATGTAAATGATGTTTTAGAAGCATATGTTTCATCTACTGCTGAAGCATCTAATGATGCAAATACTCAAGATGTATCTCTTACAAAAATTGATAGATCAACTTATGCAGCCTTACCTAATAAGTTAGCCACTGGCCAACCATCTCAATATTATGTTGAAAGACTTACAACACCTAAAATATATTTATATCAAGCTCCAGATTTAAACACTTATACAACTTTAAAATATTATGTAATAAAAAGAATTGAAGACGCAGGAGCATACACAAATGATGCTGACGTTGCTTACAGATTTTTACCCTGCATGTGTGCAGGATTAGCCTATTATTTAGCTATGAAAAAAGCTCCACAGCTTGTACAACAAAATAAATTAATTTATGAGGATGAATTGAAAAGAGCGTTAGATGAAGATGGTCAAAGAACATCTACATACATCACTCCACAATCTTTTTATCCTAACGGAGTATAATTATGCCAAAATGGGCTACAGGAAAAAGATCATTATCAATATCTGATAGATCAGGTATGGCGTTTCCATATACTGAAATGGTAAAAGAATGGAATGGTTCTTTGGTACATTATTCTGAATTTGAGCCAAAACATCCTCAGATAAGAAGAAAGTTTAATGTAGCAGATGCTATTGCGTTACAAAATTCTAGAAATCAAAAGTTTCAGAACCCACAAACAGTTGCACAAAACGATGATACATTAGCTGATTCAGGTGGTGCTTCAATTGGTGTGGCTAATCTTACTCTTCCTGGAGATTTTGCTTTTTTGAATCAAGGAACATCTGCAATGATACCTGCAGATCCTTCTTTACAAAATAGAAGAAGACAATTAGATGCTCTAGTAGGTCAAGCGGAGGTAAGTATAACATAATGGCAGTAACATTCGCAAATTTTTTAACACAAGTAAGAAATTATACAGAGGTAGATAGTAATGTTTTATCTGATTCTATAATTCAAGATTTCATAAGAGCAGTAGAATTAGATGTTGCTGGTAAGGTTGATTATGATGATTTAAGAAAGTACGCTACTTCATCTTTTACAGCTAGTAACAGATACGTTTCTTTACCTGCTGATTTGACAATTATTAGATCAGTTCAAGTTATAAATGGGTCTACAAGAACTTTTTTAGAAAAGAGAGACACTAGTTTTATTTCCGAATATAACAATGGTGGAGCTACAGGTTTACCTAAATATTGGGCTAATTGGGATGATTTTAATCTTTTAGTGGCTCCTGTCCCAGATTCTGCATATACTGTTCAAATCAATTATATTACTGATCCTCCTCAGTTTACATCATCGAACAATACTTTCTTGTCTACCTATCAAGAATCTATGTTGTTACATGGTGTACTAGCAGAGGCTTTTAGATATCTAAAAGGTCCGCAGGATATGTACAAGCTGTATGAAAGTAAGTATAATGAAGAAGTACAGAATTTTGCTCTTCAACAAATGGGGAGAAGAAGACGTGCGGAATATGATGATGGGGTACCAAGAATTAAGATACCTTCACCATCACCAAATACGTAATTTTATAAGGAGAACAATTATGGCAATAACAACTAACGCAATTTGCAATTCTTTCAAGAAGCAGTTGTTGGCTGGTGAACACGATTTTGATAGTTCAGGTGGAGATACATTCAAATTAGCAATGTACACTAACTCTGCAACATTAGGTGCATCAACAACCAACTATGCAACACCAAACGAAGTATCATCCCCTTCAGGTTATTCTGCAGGTGGTAAAGCTTTAGTTAACCAAGGTGTAAAAGTTTCGTCTGGTGTAGCAATTACTGATTTTGCTGACTTATCTTTTACAGGTGTGACTCTAACAGCTAGAGGTGCTTTGATTTACAACACAACTACTGACGGTGGTTCAAACACTACTGAAGCAGTTGCTGTATTAGATTTTGGCGGTGACAAGACTGCAACTTCTGGAACGTTTACAATCCAGTTTCCTGCATTCACAACATCTGCTGCAATTTTAAGAATTGCGTAATAAATAGGAGTTAAAATGGCTTTGGTAGTAAACGATAGAGTAAAAGAAACCTCTACCACAACAGGTACAGGTACATTTGATTTAGCAGGAGCGGTTTCCGGTTTTGAAACGTTCGTTGCAGGTATTGGAAACACTAATACAACTTATTATGCTATCGTTAACGAAAACGGTGAGTTCGAAGTTGGTCTTGGAACTGTAACCGATGCAGCTACAGACACTTTATCTAGAGATACGATTATCTCTTCATCTAACAGTGACTCTGCTGTAAACTTTAGTGCAGGAACAAAAGATGTGTTCTGTACTTTACCTGCTTCCAAAGCTGTTATCCTAGATGCAAGTGGAAACATTGTTGCACAAAATGCTAGTAACCTTACAGCACTTAATGCAACACAACTTACTTCAGGCACAGTGCCTGATGCAAGATTTCCAGCGACACTTCCTGCATTAAACGGAAGTGCATTAACAGATTTAAATGCTTCTAATTTAGCAAGTGGAACTGTTGCAAATGCAAGACTAGATGCAGATCTTGCTGCAATAGGAAATTTAACTTCAGCAGCAGACAAAGGTATTCAATTTACAGGATCAGGAACTGCGGCAACATATGATTTAACAACTGCAGGTAAAGCACTTCTTGATGATGCAGACGCATCTGCACAAAGAACTACTTTAGGATTAGTAATTGGAACAGACGTTCAAGCTTATGATGCTCAATTAGCTGACATTGCAGGTTTAACTCCAACAGATAGCAATTTTATTGTAGGGAATGGTACAAACTTTGTAACTGAGTCTGGAGCAACAGCAAGAACTTCTTTAGGTCTAGGATCAATTGCAACTTTAAGCACAGTTACACTAACTACAAATACAACTGGAAATTACGTAGCTTCGCTTACAGCTGGAGCCTTAATTGATGTAGGCGCAGCGGGAGAAGGAGCAACTCCATCTATTGATGTAGATTTATCAGAAGCAACTGACATGACTGAAGCTATGGTTGGTACAGATGAGTTTATTGTTTTAGATGCAGGTTCTCAAAAAAGAAAAGCAGCACAAGAAATAAATTTAAGTATTTTTAATAACGATTTACCTGGTGACATAGAAGGAGTTACAGCAGGTAACGGTTTAACAGGTGGTGGAACTTCAGGCACTGTAA